CAAGATATGCATCTCTCCAATAGTACAATGGTGCAATACCTTTCTTCTCAATACTCTTAGCCATAGCATTAGCCACTCTTAAGCGCTGTGCTTCGTCTCTATTGATTGCTGATTTAGCGAATTTAGTTCTGCGCCCTGTCTCACCAATGCTGCGGAGCTTAATCTTCTTTAGATTCATCCAGTTAAGAATGGCATCCACAGGAGGCTTAGCCGCTCCTGCTGCGAAGCGTGTATCTATTCCTTTGTAATTACTCTCCTTACCTTGCCTTCCGTACTCCACCCATTTAGCATAGTCAGCTGATGAGTTAAATGATATAGATGGAGTAGTACCGGTTACATCCATGTCATAGTAGAGCGAAGCTGCAAGCGTGCCTGTAGTGTTAGCCCTGCGCTTCTTTCCGTATCTTGTTTGCTGTATTCTAATGTTAGAGCGTGCGCGATCAGTAACGGTCTCACCGAAATCTAAAAGCACATCGTAAAGTGCGCCCTGCTCAAATAGCTCAGCTAATATGCTCATTCTTTATCTGCTTCCTCTTTTATCTTGTTGAAGAATTGAATCAATGGTAAGCCAAATTTGACAGGCATCTCTTGAATGAAAGCATCTAACTGCTTTAAATGTTCTTCGGTAAGGTTCATATTTAGAAAGATAAAATTGTTACACCTATTGCACTCGCTACGCATTGTGCGACATACTCGTTGTCATATCCCCACGCTGCAAACTCTTGTTCGGTCAAAGTGTAATTTCCATTGCTTAAAACCTTCGAAGGCACTTCTTCAGTAGCCTCTGATTTTAACTCGTAATAAGTAGTGCAAGTAGTTGCGCTTGTTTCAAAGTTGAGAATGAGTACACTCATCTCTGTTGCTGTCCCTTGATTTAAAGGAAAGACTATTGGTTGTATTTTAGCCATTGTAATTATATTAAATTGAAGTTATTGTTTCCCAAGATGAAGCCGTTCTCACACAAAGTTTACCCAAAGTTGTATCGTAAACTACCAACCCTGCAGCAGGTGAGGCAATGGCTAACTTTTGCGCGTTAGTCATGCGCGGCGGAAGGAAGCCGCGAGTTGTAGAATCTACTTGAAGCTGAGCTGAGGCATCCACAGCACTTCCGTTAATTGTAACTTGAGCATTTGAATTTGCTCTAAATATTCTGGTGCCGCCCCTATCAATTACAAATATATTCCCTCCTATCAATGTCCAAAGGTCAGCACCTCCATTATCTAAGTAAAGATATTGTCCTGTTCCTGCAGCACCTTTAACGTATAGTTGACCACTTGAAGCAGTAGCTCCAATTCTCGCCGTTCCATTCACATCGAGCCTAAACCCTGCGTCTGTTGTTGTGCCGATGAGGACATTTCGAGTTGAAGGAATACGAATAGCTTCAACTCCATTTATGCCAAACTGCATTTGATGATTACTTGGCTGAAATTCTATGTAAGTACCTGTCGCTGTTGGATTAATTAAATATCTTGAGTAAACACCCCAACCTGTACGAATTGAACTTGCTACACCTATAGCACCTGCAATATCAATCCCATAAGAAGGCGTAGCCGTACCAATACCCAACCTACTATTCGTATTGTCCCAAAATAAATTAGCACTTTCCTGCAAGACATTGCCTGTGCCTTCGAACAACACTCTGCCTACCGTTCCGCTTGTGATAGGTGTAGTGCCTACCGTTAAGCCTGTCGCTATTGTGAATGTTCTGTTAGCTGATAAGTCTTGCGTTGTGCCGTTAATCGTGAGCGTTCGCGTTTCGGGAACTGGAGTGTAACCGAGTGCCGTTTCAACAGTCTTGTTTTTCCAAAGACTCGTTGAACTTTCGTAAGTCAACACGTTGTTGTTTAGCGGAGTGTCGATGTACACGTTGTGCAATTCGTCCAACTCCCACCCGTTCATAATCTTAACGTAAATCTTTCCGTTGTTCGCGTGAGCGTATTCAACGTAACCTATCACAACAATGTGTCCTGTCGCGCCTGTTGGCTTAATGTTAGTGAGCGCACCTGCCGTAGTTGGTGAAAGGTAAAGCACGTCGCCGTCCGCCCACGTTTCACCTTGCAAACTTCCTGTTGTGTTGATGCTTTCAAGTTGACCTACCGTCTGAATAAAGCCTTCTTGGTTTGTCGCTATCGTTTCGCAAACAATGCCTATTGTGTCGGCTGAGTTGTTATCGTTGTTGGCTTGTGCTAACGCAACTGCTAATCTTTGCCCTTGCGCTCCACTAACTCTTACCGCTTGGTAAGCCGCCTTCGTTAATGTAGTGTTTGGAGTTACTTTGTTAACTACGCGCGCTACCAAGTCAACACCATTCTTAAGAGAAACGCTACCGCCTTTTAAAAGTGTTTCGCTGCTTCCTATCGTGTTGTTCCATTGCGTTGCACCAACAACGAAACCTGCGCCCGAAGGGCTAACGTTTAACGCTAAATGGTCAGCTGTTAAATTGTAAGTTCCCAAGTCAACGTCAGTAGTCGCACCAACATAAGGAACAAAGCCACTCACGTCTGGAATGGTTGGCTTGTTATCTAAGTCGTTGTAGTCATTGCTGAAACCTACCGCGCTAATGTCGGCGGTGTTCGCCTTAAGCAGCATATCAGCTTGCAGGCTTGAAATGTCATCTACTATAGAAATGATGGTAGCGCATTCAGGTAAATCTTCGCAGGTGATTCCTACGTTATCTATTAGCTGATACCATCCTTTAATACCACTCGCGTTAGTACCATAATAGTAAGAGTTACCCGGTGCCTCTTCGTCATTGAGCAAGCTAACATAAACTCCGTTCTGATCTAATGATTCAATGAATTGTAAAGCTCCCCATCCATCACTACCTGAATCAGTTGGAGTGTTATAGTTCCAGCTTGCAGGAATAGAGCATGCGCTCCAATCGTAATCTAAGTTAAGCTCAATAGTACCCGTAACTCCCGTTAGCGTGTGAGTGTACTGCTCAACGAATGGCTCAGAGCTGACAGGGCGAGTAAGCACCACATCAGTGCCGAACATATTGCCCAAGTAAATCTCATTGATTAAGTCTTGAAAGATAAGTGAGCAGTCAGTAATTGATTCTGCCTGATAGCCTGTCTTATCTTCCTTATCTCTTGGAAGGTCAGATATGAATATCTCGAACTGAAATGAACGTGTACCAGGTGAATAGTTAATAGCGCGAGGCTTAACGTGCAGCCATGGCCACTCTGCCTCTTTCTCTAAATCGGCTTGGCTAATCTCTCCATGCGTAAACCTTCTCAGCTGAAAGTGCCCTGCTGCGAACTGTCTAAACCTATCTACTATTACGTTGTATGTGTAGTTAATTGTGCTCATATCTTTATAGTGGAAATTAAGTTAGCTTTTGTTGCATGCTGTTAGCGTAGTCCATAGCATAGGTTAAATGGGTGAATATTGTTGAGGCTCTTGTCTTAGTTATGGCATCGAACTTAGTTACATCTCTCTCTGCCATCTCTTCGATTACGTGCCACCACTGATAGACTGAAGCTAATGTTTCACCTCTTCGGCTAACTGAGTTATCTCCCTCTTCAGCCTCTCCAGCTCCTGCTCTAAATATTCGGGTGTATTGCTCACTAAATCGTTTTTGAGTGTCGAAAAAAAAAGCAGCGCAGCATTCACATTGGCTAAGTTTAGCTTCCTCATCTGAGGCGCATACTTAAGATGAATGTCGCTATCATACTCCTCTATTTTATACTGCATGTTAATCTCAGCAGTTACAGGACGGTAAAGAATGCACATAAGCTCAGGCAGTTGGTGAGGGAAGTTCTTACTCAGCTCAGACAAATCTAACCACTCTCCAAAGGTCATGCTCTTAAGGTTAGGATGAAAGCCGAACTTAATGCCATCTATCTCTATGAACTGCTTAAATACCTTTTCATCTTGGCGCAAACCATCAGCATAAGCTGTCACAATTTTTTCAATTTTTGTGACATCAATCTTCCTGATATCGTCTCTCTTCAGCCCTGTGATGGCTTGAATTTGTGAGATAGTATCTTCACCCGCAGCCATGAAGTCTACGTAAGTGCCGAGCGTTTGGTCTGAATACTTAGTGCTTATTATCTTGTCGCTCATGCTTAAATATTTGTACCATCTATGGTTATGTTAATGCTTTTAATCTCTGTGCTCAGCTCTTGCCTTTCGATATATCCTCGTTGCTTGCCTTGAGTCTTTAAGTAGAATATCACAGCGCTTGTGTTAGGTGCATCCTTAATTGTCACTACCTCACCATCGTGAGTTAAGGCTTGGCGCTCTGCTCCCTCCATCAGCTTCTTGAGTTGAGATTCTGCGAAGTCTAATGCTACATTCTTAAGCGAAGCTACAGCGGCAGAATACTCAGGATCATTCTTTAACCAATCGTAATGCGTTTCTCTGCTCATACCTACAGCAGCAGCTGCTTCCGTTACGTTGCCTAAGCTGGTAGTTAAGGCCTGTAACATTGCATCTTTTTTCAACGTCAGTTTTTGTGGAGTTTGTCCTTCTGAGTTTGGCTCTGTTTTACTTCCGACTTTGGCACTCATGCTAACTTATTCTTAAAGTGTGTTATTAACTGCTCCATCTTAGAGTCATAGTATTTAGCAAATGTAGTAAAACCTTCGTTATCAGACTCATAAACTCTAAACATTATACCTCTTAATCTCTGAGATGGCTTCTTATGTGTATCTTCTAATTCTGATTTAAGCGACTCAACAGCATCTAACTCTTCTCTTCTGAAGCTCTCATCTTTAAATGCTAAGTAACCGAACTGATTAGCTGTGCCAAATAGCTCAGCAGCTTGGGAAGGTGTGAGCTCATTAGTGCCAAAGGTAAGCTTAAGAGTCTTATCTTTCCTTGTGCCTACGCTTTCAAGCTGTGCTGGTATTAATATCATAAATTTAGATTACAATCGAAAAAAACTATAATAATTTTGGATTTAATACCCGACTTTAGCTTGGTATTTTTGTATTAGCAGTCCCTAAGTATCTAATACAGCTAATTGGAATAGTGTAGCTCTCACCTCCAATGGGCTCTCCTGTGGCGCTCAATTCTGAGTAGGAGGCACAATATCATGATCCACAATATAAGCAGCCTTCATCCTCTCCACCTTCACCCTCGTTTAGTATTCTTTCGCACTCCTTATCTACTTGTGCCTCACTCCAGTTAGGATTAAACATCTTTACTTGTGCCTTCAAAAAGTTATAGTTATTATCACTCATTTATATTAATCTTTATTAGTTATAACTATTAGTGTAATTAGCTTTTAGCTTTAGTTAATGGCCTATAATCAGTAGAATGCTTATTAGAC